TACACCTACAACGGCAGCATGGACGCCCGCGCAATTTTCGACGTAAATCGCGTATGCTCATGCTACATTACAAAACAGCTTCCAGATCGACCACGGAACCGAGATCGACAGCCCTATGACTCCGCAGGACAAAGACACGATCCTGAACTTCGAGAAGCAGAGCTCGACACCCTCACGGGGATCGGTGCCTTAATCGGCACTCCTACGGTGGAGTTTTTGGAAACTGCGAACCCTGTCAGCGACATGATGAACGGGGACTTCGTGTGGGACTTCTCCGTTACCAATACGCCGCCGTTCAAATCTGGAACCGCCCGCGTGTGCTACACAGACGAAGGCTTCGCGGCCTTCTTTGAGACTGAATAAGGAGGGACTGAAACATGGGAAAATGGTTAGACCTGAAAGGCCCCGTAGTGGCCGACACTGTATACGCCGATAACAAGCTGGTAGCGAAGGACGTAGCCTTTACCCTTCCGGGCGTTGAATTTATCACCGCCGACGTGCAGGCCATGGGTAACATGACCGTGCCGCTCGTGGGGCTGCTGGAAAATATGGAGCTCTCGATCACGAAGATCGGCATTGACATGGGGCTCAGCCGATTGAACCGGCTCCAGAAGCAGAACCTTGAGTTCCGCTGGGTGCAGAATGTTGTCAAGTCCGACGGCTCTCAGGGCGTGGAAGGCTGCAAGGCGTTTGTGCGCACCCTGCCCGGTTCCCTACCTGAAACGGGCGTCGAAGTGGGATCCGCCACCGAAGCAGAAAACACCTTCAACGTAACCCGGCAGCAGGTATACGCCAACGGCTACGAAATGATGTGCGTGGACAGGCTCAGCCAGATCCTCCGCGTAGACGGCAAGGACTACATGAGCCAGATCAACAATTTGCTTTAATTGCATACCAGAGGGCCACCGGTCAACTAAGATCGGCGGCCCTTTATTTTTGAAAGGAGCCAAGACATGAAAGACACGCTGAAACTGAAAAACCCGATCATGATTGACGGCAAGGAAATCTCCGAAGTGACCTACGACTCCAACGAGATCGACGGGATCCTGTTTGCCACGGCTGAGTCCAAAAGGAAAGCCGCCGCAGGCATGAAAAACACCTCAATCACACCGGCCGCAGAGTTTGACTTCGGGCTGCACCTTTATCTGGGCTTCGCTGCCATTGTAGCCGTGAACCCGTCCTATGACTTCTCCGACGTGGAGAGGATCAAAGGGCACGACGTCGTGGAGGTAATGGCGATCGGCCGAAATTTTATGCTCGCGTCGGACAAGGAACAACCGGAAAACGACTCCGACGAGCCTACCGAGATTACGCCAGAGTCTACCACACCAGCACGTCAGACCTCGAAAAAAAGCGAGTAACTGATTTTCTGATTGAATACGCCGAGGCAGCCGAGGATCTGGCTGCGGAGCGGAAACGCGCCGAGAAGAACCGGCCGCCGCGCTTTAAGGGGCCACGAAGGAGGTGAGAGCATGGCTTCTGGGAAAACTTTACAGTCTACTATTGAAATATCCGGTGTCCTCAGCCCTTCGCTGCAAGCGGCCATAAAAAACGCGGTCAGCAAACTGGAAGAAATGAGTCAGGAAACGCTGGAGGCTGCCGGTGCTGCTGAGAAACTGTCCGCCGAAATCGGCACTCAGGAGTCTGTTCTTAAAAGCCTGCAAAAAGGCTATGCAGATTATGTGGTCAGCGGACAGGAAAGCAGCGACGAGGCCCGCACTCTCGCCAACAAAATCCAAGAGCTGTCCGGCGAGTTGGACGACAACCGGGAAACCCTGCAAGCTGCTGAGCGGGCCGCAAAGGGCCTGACAGACGCGCAGGGAGACACGGCCGACGCATACACAACACTGGAGCGGACAATCAGCTCCCAGCAATCTGAGCTTGCAGCACTGGAGCGGCAATACGCCAGCCTTGTGCTTGAACAGGGGGAAGGATCCGAGGAAGCCGAACAACTCGCCCGGAAAATTACCGATCTTTCCAGTGACTTAAAGCAAAACGAAGGGGCTCTCGAAGCGGCCCAGAAAGCTGTCAAAAAGCTGGGGGAAAGCCAGACAGACACCGCCGACACATACGACAAGCTGCAAAAGGAAATCTCCGAACAGGAGTCCGACCTTACAGCCCTCCGCAGGCAATACGCCAACATAGTGCTTGAACAGGGGGAAAGCTCCAGCGAGGCGCGGCAACTGGCAAGCCAGATCAGCAGCCTGTCCGGCGACCTGAACGAAAACCGGCAACGGCTCAAAGAGGCAGAACAGGCGGCCGACTCCTTCGGGGACGCTCTGGAGGACGCCGGGGAAAGCGCGGAAAGCTCCAGTGAGGGCTACACCGTGCTGAAAAACGTCATAGCCAACCTTGCCACGGAGGCGATCAACAAGGCCGTGGAAGCCTTCAAGGAACTGGCAACAGAGGGTGACACGGCTCTGGGTATGCTGAGCGCCAGAACCGGCGCAACCGCGCAGGAACTCGACGGCTTCGAGGACGTCATGTACGATGTCTACAATGCCAACTATGGCGAAAGCCTCGGCGACGTTTCCGAAAAGCTCAGCACAGTGATCCAAATGACGGACGACCTCGACAAAGCCTCTCTTGCACAGATAACCAAGAACGCGATCGCTCTGGAGGACGTGTTCGGTTTTGACATTACCGAAAGCATGAGGGCCGTCAACAGCCTTATGGATCAGTTCGGTATAACCTCCGATCAAGCCTTTAATCTGCTGGTGCAGGGGGCGCAGAAGGGATTAAACCAGAACGACGACCTACTGGACACTATCAACGAGTACAGCGTACAGTTCAAAAATGCCGGATATTCCGCGGATGACATGTTCAACATGCTGGCAAACGGCGCAGAGTCCGGCACATGGTCAGTGGATAAGCTGGGCGACGCGGTGAAGGAGTTCAACATCAGAATGAGCGACGGAACCGCAAACGACTACCTCAAAGATCTGGGGCTGGACGTGGACGCCGTGATCGAGCAATTCAACAAAGGAGGGCCAGAGGCTCAAGCAGCGATCGGCACCGTCATGGAAGCTCTTATGAACTGCGACGACGCCACCAAACAATATACCGACGGCGTGGGCCTGTTCGGTACTATGTGGGAGGATCTGGGCGCTGATACCGTAGCTTCCCTTATGGACACGGAAGGCGCAATTAACAGCACAGCCGACGCTATGGCAAAAATGGACAGCGCCGCCTATGACACGCTGGAGAGTTCGCTCTCCCAGCTCGGCCGTACCATTAAGTCCGAAGTTGTACAGCCGATCGCCCAGAAGCTCACGCCGGTAATGAAAAACGCCGTGAACTTCGTCAACGCTCAGGTGGCCCCGGCAGTCCAGTGGATCCTCAGCCACCTACCGGAAGTTGGCATAATACTGGGAACGCTCAGCGCGGTGGTAGCTGCTATGAAATGGGGCTCTATTGTGACCAAGCTCAGCCAGATCAAGGGGGCCATAACTGGCGTGATAACCGCACTCGGCGGCGTGTCTGCCCCGGTGCTGGCCGTGATCGCCGTGGTGGCTGCTCTCGCTGCCGCTTTTACGGACTTATGGCGCAATAATGAGGAGTTCCGGGACAAAATCACAGCGATCTGGGACGGGATCAAAGGAAAATTTGAGGCGTTCGGACAGACTATCACCGACAAGCTCAACGAGCTGGGCTTTGATTTTGAAAACTTCACGGAAGTGCTGAGCACTGTCTGGAACGGCTTCTGCGAGCTGCTGGCCCCTGTTTTTGAGGGTGTATTCCAGCAGATCAGCAACATTCTGAGCGTAGTCCTCGACGTGCTCGTCGGCCTGTTCGACGTGTTCGCCGGGATCTTTACCGGAGACTGGGATCGCGTCTGGGAAGGCGTGCAGGAAATCTTCGGGGGCGTTTGGGATTTTGTAGTGGCTACCTTCCAGAATTGGATCGACACATTCAAATCACTGGCCGACACTGTTCTGAGCTGGTTCGGTAGTAGCTGGGACGAAGCGTGGAGCAGCGTCAAGAGCTTTTTCGAGGACGTATGGAACGGGATCACCTCGTTTTTCTCCAGCGTCCTAACTGGAATTAAAAATACATTTACCGGGATCTGGGACGGGATTGCCTCGTTCTTTTCTGGAATACTGGGCGGGATCAAGAATACCGCTACGAGCGTGTGGGACTCTATCACCTCGTTTTTCTCCGATACCTTAAACGGGATCAAAGACAAATTTACGAGTATATGGGAGTCTATCACCTCTTTCCTCTCAGGTGCATGGGAGACAATCAAAAACGTGGTGCAAGTCGGCATTATGGCCGTGAAAGAAATCATAAGCGCCGCTTTTCAACTGATCACCCTCCCCTTCCGGCTTATCTGGGGAAAATTGCAAAGACACGGTTCTTTCTATCTGGGAGGGCATAAAGTCCACAATCTCCGGCGCACTGGACGCTATAAAGTACATTTATCAGTCGAAAAGCTGGAGGCTGCGAAAAACATTGTGATGCAACGTCACCAGTGCGATCAGCAGACGATGGCAAGCTCCGCATGGAACGCGATCAAGGGCACCGCCTCAACCGTCTGGGAAGGAATAAAGTCCACGATCGGTTCCAAAATAGACGCGGCAAAGGAAAGGTCATGCGCCGTAACCGGCACGATCAAGTCCGTGGCCTCGTCTGCATGGTCAAGCGTAAGCTCTACCGCTTCGACCTTATGGGAAACCACCAAGAACAACAATCGGTTCAAAGCTGAGCGCAGCACAGCAGACTGTCAGCACCGTAACCGGCACGATCAAGTCCGTGGCTTCGTCCGCATGGTCAAGTATCAGCTCCACCGCTTCCTCACTATGGGGAACGGTGCAAAGTACGATCAGCACCAAGATCAACGCCGCGAAGTCGGCAGTCAGCACGGCCACCAGTGCGATCAGCAGCGTGGCAAGCTCCGCGTGGTCAACGGTCAGCTCGGCTGCTTCCTCCCAAGTGGGAAAAGCATACGGAGCACGATCAGCAGCAAGCTGAGCAGCGCAAAAGCCACCGTCTCCAGCATGATGAGCGGGATCACCTCGACCATGAGCTCCAACCTGAGCTCTGCGTTCAGTACCGTGTCGAGTAAGTTCTCCAGTATCTACTCGACGATCAGCAGCAAAATGGAGGCGGCCAAAAATGCCGTAGGGAACGCGATCAGCGCCCTGAAATCAAAGTTCAATTTCTCGTGGAGTCTGCCGAGCTTAAAGCTGCCACATATCAGCATAAGCGGCAGCTTCTCAATCAACCCGCCCAGCGTCCCGCACTTCGGGATCTCATGGTATAAGGAGGGCGGTATTTTAACACAGCCGACAATCTTCGGAGCGGCTGGAAACACACTTCTGGCCGGTGGCGAGGCTGGCGCTGAGGCCGTGGTGCCTCTGGCGACTCTCTGGGAGAAGCTGGAGACAATGATCCGGGCCGTATTCAACAGCGCAAGCACTACCGGAGGATCCTCTGACGCAGGACTCACAAGCAAAGCCGGGGAGCTGCTGACTCTGGACGACTTCTCGCTGGGAAGTCTGGCAGACAACAACAGCATGGTGATTTATTATGATTTTTCCGGCTTCACATGGAACCCACAGATCCAGACGGGCGGCTCCGGGGACGACGAGGACGACCTCATGGCCCGGCTGCGGGCACACGAGGCCGAGTTCTTCGACTGGCTGGAAGAATTTATTCAAATGCGGGAGGTGGCTCAGTATGCGTAGGGTAACAGCCTATAAAGACTACACGACACGCGAAGGCGACACCTTCGACGCGCTGGCTCTGGAAATGTACGGCGAGGAAACCCTCGCCCACTACATCATAGAGTTTAATCCCGACTATGCGGACGTGCTGATCTTCGACGCAAACGTGGCCCTACGGCTGCCGATCGTCGAGGACGTGGAAACGCCGGACACGCTGCCGCCGTGGCGTCGGGACAATGAGGACGAGGACAGCACTTGAACCTCTACTACAACGGGACGGACATATACGACGACGTGTCGGTGAACTACTGCGTGCATGAAATGTATGCAGAGAAGCAAGCCGACACGCTCGTGATCCGTTTCAATGACACCAAGGGCGTGTGGAGCAAATGGAACCCGGCAGACGGTGACGTGATCCGCTTCAAGGAAGGAGCCAGCGACACCGGGAAAATGTTCCTTCGCTCCATGAAACCCGAAAACGGACTTTTTACGATCCGGGCTATGTCAATGCCGAAAAGTGGAACGACTAAGAAGTCAAAAAGCTGGGAAGGCGTGCGCTTTTTGCAGATCGCGAACGAAGTCGCCGGGAACCACGGCCTCACCTTCGAGAACTACGGCTGCGAAGATCAGGTGTACCCGTATCTAAAGCAGGAAAACGAAACGGACTTCGCCCTGTTCTCGCGCCATCTGCACGCTGGAAGGCTGCCAAATGCTCATATATGACGGCAAGCTGCTGGCCTACAATGAGGCGTATATCGAAGGCCAGAGCCCGGCGGCACTCTGGAAGTGGACGAAAACGGAAACTTTACCTATCAGGACAACCGGAGCGCCTGCTATGGATCC